TTTGGATTTTATCACCATTGTATGTAACAAACATGTCGCCAATTCTTTGGATTTTATCACCATTGTATGTAACAAACATGTCGCCAATTCTTTGGATTTTATCACCATTGTATGTAACAAACATGTCGCCAATTCTTTGGATTTTATCACCATTGTATGTAACAAACATGTCACCAATTCTTTGGATTTTTGATATTTTGTTTGTCTGTGTTTTATTACTTCCAGATGTTTGTGCTAGTGAAGAGTATGGATATATGTGTGCATCTGCTAAAACGTTATCTTTATAATAATATTCTATATCCCCAATAGGTTTACCATACGCATCAAAATAGCGGTTCAAAACAGAATCTACAGTATATATGCTAATTTGTTTTATGACACCATTGGGATAACAAACGTGGGTAACCTTATATCCTTTTGCTATTACTTCTCTCCGAAGCGACATCAGTTCGCTTTTTGTATTATTTATAGCTTTTTCTAATATTTTTTCTGAAAGTTTTATTTTCTCACTACTTTTTACTTCATTTAAAATGGTTTGTTCGGTAGCTCTTACTTTTAATGTGACTTGAGCATTTGTGAGTGAAGGGGTTACAAGAAATAAAAATATAAATAAAATTATAGATTTTTTCATATGATACCTCAATTATTATTACTTTATTAGTATAACGAATTTTAACATAAAAAAGTTCATATTTATTTTAAATAGTTACAAAAATTAAAAAAGGAGAATATATGGAATACGAAATATATAGATATGATAATATAAATGGAATTAGAAAAGAATTGATTTCTAATGTATGTACATTTAATTGGTCAGATAATATTACAAAAGAATTTACATCTTTTAATTTTGAAACAAATGAAGAGTTATTTTGTGGTAATTGGATTGAATTTTACGACTGCATTAATAAGCGAACTGTTTTTTGGGGGAAAATTGAAAACAAAACAGTAACAGAGCAAGATATTTATAAATATAACGGTAAAGATTATGGGGCTGAGCTAAAAAAGAAACCTATTGATATTCAATTCAATGGAAAACCCTTTCAAGACGCAATTCAAGATGTATGTTCAAAAAATAATATAGATGTTGGTACAATTGAACCAACAGAAACCGTTTATATCAAAAAAAATTATAGAAATATAAATAAAGTTTCAGATGTATTAGATGATATCTATATAAAAACTCTTGATGAAAAAATTGAAAACAATTATTATTTTACCTGTAAAGATGGAAAAGTAAATTTACTGAAATTCCCTTATGTTGAACAAATTTATGGATACATTGGGCGAAGAATGAAAATAAATAGTTTCGACTATATCATTAAGTTTAATAAAACTATAACAAGTAATAAAAATCCAAATAGCCAAAACATTGAAACATCTGACAATAAACAAAAACAAGAAAAAAACGACTTAGAAAATATATCCTTAACAGTATATGCTGACTCACAATTACAAACAGGAATTAAAACAAATATATATAATAAAAAAATAGGACTTGATGGTCTATATTTAATGACATCAAGCAATCATAGAATTTCCGGCAGCATCGAAGAAGTTGATATAACCGCAAAAAGACTAGGTCCAAGAATTGATAATAAAAATAAGAAAAATAATAAAGATTCAACACAAAATACCATAGAACAAATACAAAAAAAAGAAACAACAATTATAGATGTTCTAAAAAATGAACTTGAAAAACGGAATAATCCAACTGATTTAAAAGCTGCAATTGTGGGTAAGGTCGTTCAATTATCACCAATAATTGTATCAATATCAGATGGGCATGTGTTATTAAAAGAAAATGAACATCTTGAAATATCAGAATGGTTCAGATTTCGATGCAATATTGATAAAGATAAAACATTATCAAAGACGGTTCCGGATGATACAAAAAATGCAAAATCTGTTACAGAAACACATTCATATAACGGGGGTGCTTGTGCGATGCCAAATGCAATATCAGATTTAGCAAGTGCAATATTAGGGGTTCGGGATGAATTGCTGGCTCTAAAATGCAATCTTTCATTAGGCGATTATGTCGTTGTTGCAAGTCTTGAAGAAACGGATAAATATGTTTTATTAGATAAAGTTATTTAATAATGTGTAATTCGTAATGCGTAATGCGTAATGCGTAATTAGTAATTATTCATTACGCATTACGCATAAGGCATTACAATTACTCATTACAAATTAAGAATAGGATAAAACATTGAACAAACAAATAGAACAAAGAAGTTTTGCACAGCTTGAATTAACAGCAGAACAAACAGACGAACGTAAACGACTTGCCGGATACGGAGCTGTTGTAGAAAAGCCAACGGTTGTATGTAATATTGACGGAGTTGATTATTTCGAAGTTATAGACAAAAACGCTTTTAACAACACTGATTTTTCACAATGCTGCCTGAAATATAATCATTCGGATTCGTATCCGATTGTCGCACGGGTAAAAAATAAAAGTTTGTCGTTATGTGTCGATAATGTTGGTTTACGCTATGAAGCAGCATTGTCTGATACAACTGCCGCAAACGATTTATATATAGCAGTGAAAGAAGGGCTGTTGGATAAATCGTCATTTTCATTCGTTGTAAAGCGTTCGGAATATGACAGAATGACAAAAACCCGCAGGATATTGGATATTGAAAAAGTTTATGACGTATCGGTCGTAGATATTCCCGCTTATGATGATACAAGCGTTGAAGCCCGCAATTTTTTTGAGTTGCAAAAATCTCAGGAACAGTTAGTGCAAAAAGAACAAAAAATTAAAAAATTGATATGTCGTACATATTTATAATGCGTAATTCGCAATTCGTAATTCGTAATTAATATGTAGGCGATGCCCACTAATATATATTCTCATTGAGCTTTGCTCAATATAGAAACTACGCATTACGCATTAGGCATTACGAATTATAAAAAAGAAAGGAATTTAAATTGGATAGAGAACAAATAAAATCAAGAAAAGCAGAACTTCGTTCAAAACTGGAAACAGATAAAGATTGTAATTTGGATGAAATAGAATCGGAGTTGAAAAGTTTGGAAAATATTGAAAACGATATTGAACGCAGAAATAATATCTGTAAAAGATTATCAACTTCCGATGTTTCAGTGAATGTAATTGAAAAACCGATAGAAAATATTGAAACAAAAAGCTTGGGTATCGGCTCTAAAGAATATCGCTCAGCATTTTTTAAAACACTTGCAGGTGTTGAACTTAATGAAATAGAAAAGCGGGCGATGACGACAGGAACATCATCAGCAGGTGCAGCAGTTCCTCTGTTAACGTTAAATAAGATTTATGAAAAAATAGAAAACAGCTCAATTGCATACGGGTTGGTGACAGTTTCACATTTGCAAGGGAATGTATCAATCCCGATAGAAAAGTCTACCGGTGACGTTCAACGAAAAGGTGAAGGTGAAGCCGGCACTAACGTTGATGATACACTGGAAGATTTGAAACTCGGGGCTAAAAAATATATAAAACTTGTTAAATTAACTTTTGAGCTGGAAAACACAGCTATTGATGCGTTAGAAGATTATATCGTCAGAAAATTATCTAAAAAATTGATGCTGTCATTTGATGCGGATATAATAAACGGCGATGGTCAAAACGGGGCAAAAGGGATTTTAAAAAGTGTAAGTGAACTCACAACCACAGGTACTAAATGGACATTAAAAGATTTATTAAAATTGTTTTCAAGCATCCCTGCTGTTGCAAGGAAATCTGCAACCTTAATGATGTCAACAAACACATTATACAATGATATTTTAGCAATAACAGATGCAAACGACCGTCCGATTTTTGATGTAACACAGGAAAAAGTTTTAGGTCGTACAGTCGCAGAATGTGATGACGTTCCTGACGGAACAATAATATTCGGGGATTTTTCTGAATATATGTTTAACTGGTCAAAAGATGCAGAATTGACAAAATCAAAAGAAGCAGCCTTTGAATCCGGAGATTCGGTTTACAGGATTTTAGCTCTCGCAGACGGCGGACTGGTCGATTTAGGTGCGATGGCTGTTATGTCAATAAAAGCTTCATAAGGTGGTTTATGGAAAAGAAATTGGTTAAAAATTTTTTAAGGATTAGTCACGATGCAGATGATGAATTAATTGAACAATTAATAAATACGTCAAAAGATTTTATCAAAGAACAAACAGGAGTGGAATATGACCCGAAGGATACAATATATTTTCATACGGTCATATTATTAACCGCACATTTGTATGATAACAGAAACTTTGTGACGGAAAAACAGGTAAACTCACTGCCGTATTCTGTTGATTGTTTCATTAAACATATCGGAATGCGAGATTATAATTCGTAAGTCTTACTGCGGGAGCGGGAATTGTGTTCAGCAAAACCAGCTTTCGCAGCGGAATGCATAAAAATATATGAAGTAAAAACTGTAAAAATATTTTAATATAGTACTTGAAAAAATATAAAAATAGTTTAAAATGAGAATACAAGCATGGGTAATGCAACTACCCATACTCGCGCCATTCTATTTGAGAATGACTTTGAGCGTAAGAGCTAGTACTATTATCAGTATTAGCTCTTCTGCATTGACTTCAACTAACATATAAACCTCCTTTCGTTAGCTGATATGCCAATCAAAATCTTTTGCTTGTATCTCTTTTTTAAATTAGTTTAATGTTCAATGATAAATTTAATTTATCATATTTTCTGTTTTTAATCAATCAGACAAAAAGAGTAGAAACAATGAATAGTGGTGAATTTCGGCATTTGATACAGGTTGTGGAACGTCAGCCGACAGGTAATAAGAATATTCTGGATGAAGATATTCTTGGATATAAAGAGATTGCACGGTTCTGGGGTAAGTTTGAAAATCGGACAGGCTGTATGTTGTACGGTCGTGCTGCCGATACAAAACTTGCAAAAACAACGCATAAAATAACTTATAGATATATGAATTATCCAGAGTTGAGCATAAAGCACATTATTAAAATAGATAATACTTTATACAATATCGAATACATTGATGATTTGGATAACAGACACGAGGTAATGGAAGTGTTTGTAATGCGTAATTCAATAATGCGGAACTAATTAGATATTAGAAAGAATAAATTCCAAATAAAAAGGCTGGAGGAAGAATGGAAGATGGTGTAGATTTTCGTGAATTAAGCGAATTTAAAGAACTGCTAAATTCTACAGTAAAAGCATTTCCAAAAGAATGTAAAAGGTTTTTAAAAAATGAATGTAAGACGCTTAAACAACGAACAAAACAATGTGCGAATAGTGAGGTTGGCAAGAGTGATATAGAGCATAAACATTACGTTGACGGATTTAAGGTCGGAAAACCTTATGACAAAGATGATGAGTTATGCTGCAGAGTATACAACAACGCTCCTCATGCACATTTGATAGAAAACGGGCATAAGATTGTAACAAGCAGCACGCAATCTTCAGGCTCCGGAGGGTTTGTGGAGGGGAAATATATTATTCAAAAATCAAGCGATAGTTATGAACGTGAATTTTTAGACAATACAGAAAGATTTTTATTAGGAGAATATGAAAAATGATAGAAACATCGGACATTTACAAAAGCATAAAAACTGTACTGGAAAATAATTTTGAAGAAACTATACAGGAAAAGGACATTAAAACACCAGTGCCGCCTTGTTTTTATATCAAGTATATAAACAGCGTAAACACCCAGAGTGCGACTGAATATATAGAAAAGAATTCACAAATATATAACGACACAAAAGATAGTAATGGTGAATATTTAGAACGCGGTTGGGGAACTTACCGTTATAAAAATGGTGCAACATCATATATGACCAATGGGGATACGTTGTATACCATATCAACGACACTTAGTGCGGGTGAACTTTATTACATAAGTTTTGCGGCAACAAAAAATACTGCAACGTCTAATTCCGGAACATTTGTTATAACGGACATCACGACAATTGCAATCTCAACAGATAACGGGACTAGTGGGAACGGAATGGATCCCGGTTTTGAAGAACCTTAATTTGATAAAAAGTAGTAATGTTACTCAGGCACTGCCTGATAAATAATTAAAGGAGAAAATTATGAATGAAGTATTGAAAAATGTATTGGTCTTTTGTGTACCATTTATCAAGCAATTGATTGAATCAAAGGTTGTTCCAATCCTGAAACGCAAAGCATACGAACGGCTTGATGATTTTACAAATGACCGTATCGAAGATTTGGGCGAGCTCGTGGACAAAATCAAAACCGAAGATAACGAAATTAAACGTAAAGCTCATCTTGAGGGATTTAAGCTCGGTGTCGAAACATTGCGTGCTGTTGCAACAAAATTATGCACAGCATGTGATGAGCTTGAAAAAGCTGTTGCATAATCGGAGCGGCTATGTGGATTCCGGTTATCGTATCAATATCTGCACTAATATTATCTATCATTGTTAATGCTTGCCTTGTTGCATTTTTGCTTGGCAAAATGTCTGCGAATCAGGAAAGTATCAAATTACTTTTAAAAACATATAAAGAACAAACGGCAGAGCATTTTAACCGTTTAGAGTTAAAACAGGACAGGCATAATAATTTGATAGAACGTATGGCAATAGTAGAACAGGCTTCAAAATCCGCTCATCACAGGGAGGATGAATTGGTCAAACGTGTTGATAAACTAGAGGAATATTTAAAATGATAAAACGAATAATTATACACTGGACAGCTGGAACAAACCAGCCGAATAAAATTGATTACGAACATTACCATTATTTGATAAACGGTGATGCGGTTGTGATGAACGGAAAATATAACGTGTCAGATAATGAAAATTGTGCTGACGGAAAATATGCTGCTCACACCGGCGGAGGAAATACAGGCTCTATCGGAGTTTCTATGTGCGGTATGGCAGGGTTTAAGAATTCTGCAAATGTAGGAAGTTACCCGCTTACTAAAAAACAAGTTGAGCGGATGTTTAAACTGGTTGCCGAATTGTGTAAAAAATACGGACTTAAAATATCGGCAGATACTGTTATGACGCATTATGAGTTTGGATTAAAACACCCAAAAACATCAAGTGCGGGTAAAATTGATATAATCTATCTCCCGCCGTATCCGGATGTTAAATCATCTGCTGTCGGCAATTTTATCAGAAGTAAGGTTAAATGGTATTATAAAAAAATTTAAAAACTAAATATTTCAGCTATTCTAAAAGAGGATGACATTTGTCATCCTCTTTTTTTAATGTCTGATTATGATGGGAAAAAACAAATAGCACTCCTTGACAAATGTGTGGTCTATAGACTACAATAATAATATGAAAGAAATCATTGTATATAATACTGAAAATGGAAAAAGCCCGTATGATATATGGTTTAGTAGCTTAGATAATTTTATTCGTGCAAGAATAATCAAGCGACTGGAAAGAATAAAAGAAGGTAACTATGGTGATTGGAAAAAAATAGATTCTGATATTTCTGAATTTCGTTTTAAATTTGGTTCAGGATATAGAATATATTTTTCCGAAATAGATAACGTAATTATTCTTTTATTGTGTGCAGGTGATAAAAGTACACAGGCTCAAGATATTAAAAAAGCGAAAGAATATTTATCTGATTTGCAAGAAAGGATTTTTTAATATGAAATATGATATTGAAAAAATAAGAAAAAATACAGCTTCCTTGGAAGATATTGAACAAAAATATATGCAAGATAAGGAATTGCAAAAAGAATATTTGAATCTTTCATTGGAAGAATACCTTGTAGATGGTGATTTTAATAAATTTTTTAAATCGCTGGAGAGAGTTATTAAGTCACGTGAGAGTGTGTCCTCATTTGCCCAAAAAGTTAATATAGACAGGGCGAATTTATATACTCTGTTTAATGGCGAAAAAATACCCCGCCTTGATACGATTGCAAAAATATTGAAAGAGCTTGGATATAGTATTAAAGTCGCATAGTTTTTTTATGCCGACTTTTTGAAAATGTGCCGACTTTTTAACAAAATTTTGCAGAGATAGATTAAAAATATACAAAACAAGCAAAATAATAAAAATGTGTTTTTGTACTCGTGGGGCGTATTTTCATACAAAAACAAAATAATCAATATAAATGAAAATATATTAAATTTCGCTTACAAGGAGAGGGTCATAAGTTCGAGTCTTATAACGCCCACCATACTTTCAGGGGTTTGAAATAAGAAAGTTGACGACCAAATGCCGACTTTTTTATGAGTAAAAAGCTTTGAATATATGTATAA